TAATTTTACACAAAACTCTTCGGTTAGAACTGACAGATTTTCACAAAATGATCAATTAGAAAATTATGTAACATCTTCATTTTTTAGACCATTCATAACAACGATTGGTTTGTATAATTCAACGAATGATTTGGTTGCAATTGCTAAATTGGCAAATCCGTTAGAAAAAAGAAATGATGTAGACATGAATATAATTATTAGATTTGATATGTAATGAAAAGAAATGAAGTTGCAATAAAACATGGATTTCGTAGTGGGTTGGAAGACAGTATTAATGACCTACTAACAGAATCCAACAAATCATTCGGTTATGAAATCGAAAAGATAAACTATATCCAACCAGAAACTAAACACACCTACACACCTGATTTTGTTCTTAATAAAATTACTGGCGGTAAAATGTATGTTGAAACAAAAGGTAGATGGGTAAAAGAAGATAGAAAAAAAATGGATTTGATATTTGAACAATATCCACACATGGATATTCGTTTTGTATTTCAAAATCCAAATGCAAAATTATACAAGGGTAGCAAAACAACCTATGCACAATACTGTGATAAAAAAGGTTGGAAATGGACAAAGAAGACTATACCGAATGAATGGTTAATGGAGTGCATATAATGTTAATGGTTAAAACAATAGTAAAACAAAGTAATATAGAAGGTGCTGGTCTTGGATTATTTGCTGACGAATTTATACCTAAAGGTACTATGATTTTTCAAGAAGACGCATTCAGTATTTCATTTACAGAAGATGAATTTGAAAAACTAAGTAAAATTCAAAAAGATTTTATACATACATACGGATACATTAGAGACGGAATTTGGAGATGTTCCTTAGATAATGATAGATTCACAAATCATTCAGATAATCCAAACTGTGATGACAGTGTAACTTGTTGTGAAACATTTGCCAGTAGAGATATAGAAATTGGTGAAGAAATAACAACAAATTATTATGTAGTTGGGTGTCCTAAAGATTTTTAAATAACCATTTAAAGAATGCTTGTAATTGTCATAAATATTTACTAAATTTGTGACAATATATTAATTTCCATAAAGTGCGGTTATGATAAACTACGATTTACTAAATGTTATAGAAAAAGTTCTCGGTAAGGGTAGAAGAACATCTGGCAACAATTATTCTTTTTTCTCGCCATTTATTAATCATTACAAACCAAAACTAGAAATAGATTTGAGTGTAAATAATAATGGTCAAAACTTTTGGCACTGTTGGGTTAGTAATGCTAAAGGTAGAGATATTATTTCTTTATTCAAAAAATTAAAAATTGAAAAATCTTATATGGATACTCTTTATAAGATTGTTAAAAGAAAAAATTTATATCTAAATTCCAATGATAGTAAAAAAGATGAATTGATAAAATTACCTAATGAATTTATAAAATTATATGAATATCCTATCACTAAAGATATACAAATAAAGATGCAAATGAAACAGGCATTAGATTATTTAAAGTCTAGGTGGATTAGTAGAACTGATATTTTAAGATACAATATAGGTTATTGTCCAAACGGTAATTATTCTGGTAGAATAGTTGTACCATCCTACGATGAAAATTTTAATTTAAACTTTTTTGTTTCTCGTTCTATATTTGAAGATGATGTACTAAAATATAAAAATCCAAAATGGAGTAAAGATGTTATTGGATTTGAATCTTTTATAAATTGGAATGAACCAGTTACTCTTGTTGAAGGTGTATTTGATGCAATTACTGCAAGATATAATGCGGTGCCATTATTTGGCAAAATAATTCAACCAAAATTAATGGAAAAAATTTTGTTGCGTAAACCACCAAAGGTTATTGTTGCTCTTGATAATGATGCAATTTCTGATTCCATAAAAATTTCATCATCACTTCTTAGAGAAGGCATTGATGTTTCGGTTGTCCGAATGGAACAAAAAGATATAAACGAAATGGGTTTTAGAGATTTTAGTAATCTAAAATCAATCACACCACAAACGGACAGTTATGATATTATTAAACAGAGGATAATGTATGCTTAAAGAAATACTACATACATCTAAAATTGAAAAAGTAGATAACATTTTACATATTGCTGATGTTCACATTCGTAATTTTAAAAGACATGAAGAATACAAAAGTGTATTTGAAAAACTATACACATTGTGTAAAGACAAGGTAAAAGAAAATCCAAATACTATAATTTATCTTGCAGGTGATATTGTTCATGCCAAGACGGATATGACACCGGAATTGATAGCAATTGTAACTGAATTATTAGACACTCTTTCCAAAATTGCACCAACAATTTTGATTGCAGGTAATCACGATTGTAATCTAAACAATCCATCAAGGATGGATGCGCTATCACCAATAGTTAATTTGATAGATAGTGATTTTAATACATTATTTTATTTAAAAGAAAGTGGGGTGTATACACTACATAATGTGGACTTTGTATTAAATTCTGTTTATGAAAGTCCTGACAATTTTATTCTTGCAAAGGATGTAATCACCGATAATACCAAGGTAGTATTGTTTCACGGTGCTGTTGACATGGCATCAACAGATATGGGTACTTTTATGAAGAATAAGAGTATTACTATTGAAAAATTTGATGGGTTTGACTATGGTATGTTTGGTGATATACACAAATTTCAGTATTTGAATCCTAACGGTACAATCGCCTATGCTGGTTCTCTCATCCAACAAAACTTCGGTGAAGGATTAGTTCATGGTATAATTGAATGGGATATTAAAAATAAAAAATCAAAATTTATTGAAATACAAAATGATTGGACATATCATACGATTGATATTGAAGATGGTAAAATAAAAAATTTACCAACATACTTTTCAAAAAATAATGTTATAAGATTGCGGTCTGCGAATACTTCCAATGCTGATATTTTTAAAATAATAACAAAACTAAAATCAACTGTAAATATAGAAGATATTCGTGTCCAAAGAATTAATAGTAAAATACCAAGTCAAACAACTACACAAAATACAATAACCGGTGATATACGGGATGTTGAACATCAAAATAAATTAATTGCAAATTACATAAAAAATAAGTACACTGTAACTGATGATATTTTAGATAAAGTTTATAATATAAATCGTTCCGTAAATAAAAAACTATCAAGTGGTGATATTGTAAGAAATACAATTTGGATTCCTATAAAATTTGAATTTGATAATATGTTTTCTTATGGTGAGGGCAATGTAATTAATTTCAATCGCATGAATGGTTCGTATGGATTATTTGCACCAAATGCAACTGGTAAGTCTTCTATATTAGATTCACTTATGTTTTGTTTATTTGATAAATGTTCTCGTACATTTAAGGCAAGTCAAATATTGAATAATAAAAAGGATGATTTTAGATGCAAATTACAATTTACAATATCCGATAAGGATTACTTCATAGAAAGAAAGGGAACGAAGGATAAGAAAGGAAATGTAAAAGTTGTAGTGGATTTTTGGTATGAAGAGGATGGGGAAAAACATTATCTAAATGGTGAGGATAGAGATTCTACCAATTTCATAATAAGAAAATATATTGGTACTTACGATGACTTTATTTTAACAGCAATGTCTGTTCAAGGAAATAATACAAACTTTATTGATAAGGCACAAAGAGACCGTAAGGATTTACTTGCACAATTCTTAGACTTGGAATTATTCGAGGAACTAAACTCGATTGCAACCGATGAGATAAAAAGTGTACAAACTCTAATAAAGGAATTTAGTAAACAAGATTACTCTTCTAAAATTGCGGAATCTAATATAAAATTTAAAGAATATTCTACTTTATTGGATGAAACAATTGATAAAAGAAATTATTTGAACCGTAAGATAGAAGAAATAAACAATGAACTAATTGAATTGAATAAAAAAATTATCATTATAGATAGTGACTTTTCTCAATCATCAAACCAATCATTATCAGAAAAGAAATATTTATTAGAAAGAAAATTACAAGAATTGAATTCGAGTGAAACTTCTTTAGAAGATGAATTAAAGTCTGTAAATGAATCTTATAACAAGTATAATAGAATTGTTCTGAGTTTTGATAAAGACGATTTAATGAAAAAGAAAGAATGGTTGGATAATATTAGAAGTAAATTAAATACTAAT